CAAATGGGCAAGTCTAGAGTTGCCATAAGAACAGCTATTATAGAAAGTTTATCAGATGTAACTGGTGGAGGGGTTGATACCTTACAAGAAGATATATCTGAAGCAAGTCAGGCTTTAGAAATTCCAGAAAAAACAAAACAAGCAAAAGATTTTGCAAAAGAGCAAGTAACATCTATTGTAGAAGAAACTCCAATCTCAATGCCAACACCAAGACGAACTATACCAAGCCCAGAACAAATATCTATGTCTGGACCTGCGCAACAAATGTCTGCTAATATAGGGAATGTAGAAAGAGATATTGCGCTTGGAGCGGCTGGTAACAACCCAACTATGCAAGCATTACTTAGAGCAACAAGAGGACAAGCTTAATGGCAGATAACACAAGAGGTATTGGCGGATTATATTCAAGCGGTTATGGGCCTTACCAAACACCTACAAATGCTCGTTTTATAAGACGTCCTGCTACTAATTTTATGACAGGTCAAACTGTACAAAATCCTGCGATTGATATCTTTGATGTTACTATGAACCCTGATCAATTCTTTGGTGGTTCTGGTACTAATACTTTTAATCAAACCTTTCAAGGAAGTGTATCACGACCCGGACTAGGTTCAGGAAATCCTAACTTAGGTGACCCAACTTTTGGTGACGGTAGCGGTAACGACGGCGGAGCCGGCGGTCCGATAGTCGGAGGCGGTAATAACAGTGGCGGTAATAATGGCGGTGGCAACAACGGAGGCGGTAACAACAATGGTGGTGTTATTAAAGGCGGAGGCGTCATTGGCGGCGGAGGCGACGTTGATTTAAGTCTTCCAAAAGGACCTGGTTCATCTGATCAACTTAAAACTATTATTTTAAGCGCAGGAGCTACAGCGCTTGCTACAAAACTTTTTGATGGTGGTCTAGCTGACGCTGCTACTGGTATAAAAAATCTTTTAACAGATGATAGGGGATACGACAAAGAAGCGTTTGAAGAAGAACTTACAAATCAAGTTATTAATGCTAACCAAATTGGACTGCAAGATAATTTTACAAATAAATTAACTGGAGTAATAGATTCTTCAGCTAAAGGATCTGTTGCTGGAGGTTTAATTGAAGAAAAATTTCAAGAAGAAGATTTATACGATAATTTAGATCCTGATAGCAATACTAATGAGGTCATAGGACGCTACGGGCCTAGCAGGACAATAGATTCTATATTTGATGCAAGAACAGCATCTATGTTAGATTTAGCCGAAGGAGGATTAGGCCCAAATAAGATTGAAAAAGTTACAGTTGAAGAAGTAGATAATTATAATCAAACAGGTGATGATTTATTACAAGATACTGCTGCTGAGGAAAGAGAAGCTATAGCAGATGATATGAAGACAAAAGGTTTTACTGATCAAGAAATTAGTGACTTTTTAGCAAAAGGAATCATTGATGGCACTCTTGGAAATTACTTCACAAACTTAAACCAAAACATGCAAATTCCAAAAGTTACAGTTGAAGAAGTTATAACTGACCCAGATGGAAGTGTAGTATCAGAAACAGATACAAATACAAACGCAAATACAGACAACGAAAGTATTAGAATTTCAAATGAAGAAGATATTTTTTCTCCAGATAGATTTGATCTTTCAGGTAGTTTGACGGATAAATTTATTCAAACAGCTCTTCCAACTACAAGTCAAACTCTTGGTGGTTTTGCTGGTAATGCAGATAAAATAGGTAATGTTATAGTTAGCGATGTAATTGACGGAAGTTTAGCATCTAGTGGAGCTGATGTAGGAACTAATTTAAGTCAGTTTTATGATGATCCAGGGATGACGTCAGCAGAAACCCTTGTATCATCTCTTGGAGATTCGTCTACTTATGCTTTAAACGAAGCCGGAAATTATATAAGTAGCACAGGAAATGTTATTTCTCCTGCACAATATAATGATTTGGTAGGTGCTGAAGATGTAATAGATACATTTGATGAAGGCGGAGGTATATTTAATAAGTTTGGTACATTTATGAACACTCCAATCGAAAGTATAGGAAATGTAGCTCCGGCTCAAATATTAGGTGGTATAAGTGGTGCTTTGAGTTTAGCAGATTTTATAGATGACCCATCATTTAGTTCTGGTTTAGGAACTTTGGCCGGAGCAGGAGCAGCATTTTTTCCAGGAGCAGCCGCCAATCCTTATCTAGCTGGCGCAGCAGTTGTAGCAGGATTGTTAGAAGCACAACAAGAACCTTCTAATGAAACAGGCATTGCTAATTTAGATTTAGGAAGTGGTGAAGTTATTTCTTACGGTATGGGTGGTGACAAACAAAACGATCAAAATGTTGAAACAGCTGACACTATCGCAACAGCCATGACACCTATCGCTAATGATATAGCCGAAACATATGGTGTAACTTTTGAAGGTGATATAGAAGTGGGCCTTGGTAACAGAGATGATATGTATGTAAGTATTGGTAATCAAGAAGAAGATTCTTCTTACATGGATAGGCTTACTTATAATCCTGATGAAGGTGATTTAAATCTTATGTCAGGTGTTGAAGGGCAAGTACTTACATATAGATACGAGCCACAATCAGGCGAAAAAATTGTAGAAGACTTAACAAAGAACTTAACTTTAGCTGCACAGAAAGCTGTAGCAAATGGTGAAACAGTAGTTAATTTAAATAATGCCGTTGGCGCAGCACCATCTGGCGAAGCTTTAGAACAAAGATATGCCGACTTAGGGTTAGAGGATTATGCAATTGATGCATTAACCAGATCAGCAAGAGGCATGGGTGGTAGTAATGGTATACTTCCTCAATTAGCCGTTAGTTATGATGACAGACAGTATTTAACAGCTGACGAAGAAATGGCTTTAATTGAAATGGGGCTTCTTAATCCTGAAGATGCTGCATTTGTTCAAGAAAATACACAATATGTTGACAGTAGTGACCCAGATTTTGTAGGGCCTTTACCGGTCTAAGTTAAAGACTAGGCTGAGGCATTACAGATTCAATACCACTAGCTGACACAGTAACATCTTCTTCTTCCATAAAATCGTCATTCCATTTTTCTTTAACAAGATCATGTAAAGTACTTATTTGAGTCTTACCTGTGTGTTTTGCAATCAATCTTAATCGTGCTAAATCTTCAATATAAATTCTTGCAGTTGAATAATTTTTTTCTTTTTTAGTTGTCATATTAATCTCCATAAGTCGTTACACTATAACGATAATTTTTAGGTTTACAATATAATTTAAAAATAATTGTTTTTTTACTTGTCATATTAGTTTACATGTGGCATACACATCTTGGGATAAAGAATGCCCACTTTTTAGATAACCATAGATAATAGGATAATAGTATGAAAGAACTAAACATAATAGAGGCTAGTGACCTCGACATTTCTAGCATGACAGAGAATGAGGCCCTCGATGCCTTGAATCAATGTACTCACTTGAGACAAGTCATCACTAAACAAGGCCAAAAGATCAGGGGTGTTTTAGATAAGACTCTAGGACAACGTTTATATGCAAGGCTGCAATCTGACGGAGTCGATACAGGTACTCGAACCTTCGACATATCAGACGGATGCAAAGTTGAAGCATCCATCACTCCAAAGATAACATGGGATCAAGACAAATTAATTAAAGGTCTTGACTTAATAGCAAAGACTCAAGGCAAAGAAGCCGCGAATCACTATGCTCAAGTTAAATGGACGGTGAGCGAGACGAAGTACAAGTCTGCTCCCCCTGACATACAAAAAACTTTACAAAAAGCAAGAACAGTAGAGCCTAGTAGCCCTACTTATAAATTAAAATTTTCAATGGGAGACAAATAATGAGAATAATATCAGCCGAAGAAAGACTAGGATCAGATTTTGGAGCTAAAGTAATGTTACTTGGCGAATCTGGTATTGGTAAGACATCACAACTTTTAACTTTAGATCAAGAGAAAACTCTCTTCGTGAATATCGAAGCAGGAGATTTGTCTGTTAGAAATTTTAAAGGTGTGACGCTTGAAACGGAAACATGGCAAGACTGTAAAGACATTGCTGTGTTATTAGGAGGACCTAACGTATCGATTGTTAGTGAAAACTTATCCTATGGTCAAGCACACTACAATAGTGCCTTAAAAAGATTTCCAAATCTTAAAGACATTAATAATACATACGACAATTTATTTGTCGATTCTATAAGTGTAGCATCAAGATTATGTTTTTCTTGGTGTGAGCAACAGCCGGATGCAGAAACAAAAGGCGGTACACCTAATACACTTAAAATATATGGCAAACTTAAAACAGAACTTATTCAGTGGGCTACACACTTACAACATGTAAAAAATAAAAATGTTATTTTTGTGGGCTTACTTGATTCCTATAAGGATGATGTTACGCAAAAAGAATCGTACTCTATCCAGATGGATGGTTCTGGAGCTAAGTTAGCGATACCTGGTATTGTAGATGAAATGATTAGTTATGTTTGGAAGCCTACTAATAATCTCGATCCAGAACAACCTACCAACAAACAAAGAATGTTTGTGTGCCATACAGATAACCCTTGGGATTATCCATGTAAGGATAGGTCTGGTCTTCTTAGTCAAATTGAAGAACCACACTTAGGTAATTTATTAAATAAAATAACACAGAAAAAAATCAAAGGAGACAAATAATGGTTATGAATTTTAACAACGCAGAACAAGATAATTTTAATGAAAGAAAGGCACCAGACTTAATTCCAGACAAAACAATGGGTGCTATGAAAATACATCTCATTGATCCGTCTGATGGTGATAAGCCTGAAAGAATTGTACCTGGTGTGCCTTATCTTAATTTATCAAAAAGAGATGGTAAGACTCAGTATTTAGTATTGAACTTTGAATTGTTAAATGGTGAACATAAGGGTAGAAGATTCTTTGACAATTTTACTGTGTTTACTCCTAATCCTGACAATCCGGCAAAAAATATTACGATGAAGGCGCTTCGTTCTATAATTGAATCAGCACTTGGTATTAATCCAAATGACGATTCTCCAGAAGCTATGGCTAAACGTGATATGTCAGCGCATAAAGATTGGGGTTTTTTAGATGGTATACAATTCGTAGGTGCTATAAAAATACAAAAGGGTAATCAAAAAGAAGGCACTAATCCTCCTGAGTTTTGGGATTCTTCTAATAAATTAAGTTATGCTTTAACTGCTAAAAATGGTGAGGAATATTACAAACACGCATCTATATTTGGATTAACTCCTAATGCACCTGCGGCACCTGTAGCTCCGGCTACACCTATAGCATCGCCTGCTTTTTCACCTGATACAGATCAGGTTGCTGAACCAGCGCCTGTTGCGCCAGCACCGGCCGCGCCAGCGGCTCAACCCGTTACTTCCGATCGCCCTGATTGGTTGAATCAATAATTAGAGGTTACTATGAGAAAAAATGATCTTACGAAAATGAGCAAGGCTATTAGTCAACTTATTGAGGTCCACGATACTTTACTACATGATCTAGAGTCTAACTCTAGGTTGTTTAGTGATGCCAGAGGTCGTAAGAAACATAGCGACCTTCCTGAAAAAATTATTTTATTAAA